TGTAGAAATCTGGGAGTGTAGGGTCAAAATCGCACCCTACACTGGCTTGGACCCTACACTCGTACATTTGACACTGGACTGAATCAACATCACTCAAAACCCCTTACTATTTCAGTAAGAGTGTAGGGTCAGTGTAGGGTCAAAAAACGGATTTTCAGGCAGAATGTAGGGTCAAAATCGGACCCTACACTCGGATGCAGGGTCAAAATCGGACCCTACACTCGGATGTATATTATATAATACGCCCATTTTGAATTATATAATATCGTATCTATTATATAATACTCTAATAAAACCAGTATCCAGAAGGAGCAGGAGGCAACCAGTTCCCTCCTATATCCTGTATGTGAGGAGCCGTAGGGAATTCAATCTTATTCCCACCTATATCATAAGTAGATAGTCAAGAATCGTTCTTAACATAATGGTTTTGAGCCGTATTCACACTTGTCGCCATCATTTGAGCGTCCTGTTCCATCGCCTTAATGGTCTCTCCGTACTTGTTGGTAAGGAATATTTTCCGTAGCATACTGGAGCCGACTTTCTTTCCATCAAAGATTCTGTATAAGATTCTGGTAATGTCATTATTATTGTCTAAAGTATTCCCAAAGTAATCTACTAAAAAGGGGATACAGGTTTTATTCGTAAGTTGTTTCTTAAGGGGGTGGTGCTTGATATACAGGTCAAGAATATCTCTGATTTCTTCTGAAATAGGCTGTTCCTGAATCTGGTAAGTACCCTTTGTCTTGTAGTTGGAAAACAAGAATTTATTATTTTCTAAATCCACGACATTCATTTTCTCTAAAACATCTCTATCCAGTTTTTTACAGATGACCGCTTTCTGATAATCTTGGTTTCTACGAGGAGGTTGCATAACAAACAGAGCCAGTATTAAAAAGTATTGCAAGTCTTTGAATTCACGTTCGTCCAATTTCTTCTTCTTCCGAGCCATATCTAAAATGGGTCTATAATGTTCCACTTTTTCGTCTATTTTCTCCTGTGTAATCCAGTTTTCTTCTTCTTTGGGAGTTTTGTCATTATTAGACTTCAATTCCTTGTTAAGTTTTTCTAAAATGGCGTAATATTTATCATACAATTTCTTCCACTTTTTAGGGTCAGAAATAGACATACACTTAAGGAGTGATACTATAGCGATTATATAAGAGCGTTGAGTATTGGGCTTGTATTTCACCAATTTCTCTAAAATGCCCTGTTCATCCGCCAAGAATTTCAGGTTCTTGATTTCTTTTCCGTCGTTGAGTTTGAGAAGGTTGCGTTTGTACAGATTCTTGGAAGATTCGGTAATATTTTTGAGGTCAAAAATCTTGTCTAAATCCATTTTATATATTATAGTAGATATTTTTATTTTCCTAAAATATCTAATTTTGATTTAAGCCATCTCAATAATTACGATGAAATTGCTTTAACATAAGCAGTATTTCCACTCGCAAGTAGAGTTCCTTGATTTCCAAATGCGTATGAAATATTTGCGGTAAATCGGTATGTCTTGGTGGAATCTAACTGAACAACAATAGGACAAGAAACCCCTGCCCTCCAGTGTTGGTATGGACCATTCCAATCTTCCGTATAGTATAATCTATAATGTTCGCTACCATCTGTCGCAGAAAAATAAGTGCTCATACCTATACCGCTATTAAGTTCCCATTTGAACCAAGTTTGTCCTACCTCGTAATATCCTGTAAAAGGGGGCGTAAATGTTATACTCCCATAATCGCCTATCGTTATATTAGCCTGTGTTGTTGTGTTTATAACTTGTGATGAAGTTCCGCATAACCATCTACACAGAATAGTGCTTCCAATTACTTTCCAAGTTGCTCCGTTCCAAATCATCGGCATATAAGCACCAATATTACCAGCACCAGTAAAGTTGAATAAAATTTGGTCGCCATAAAGAGGGGCTGGTGGGGGGATAGGGAAACCACTCACTATATTAGGGTAATTATTTTTCCAAGTTGGTGGATTGATAGAACCTTGTGATACGATGACTTGATTTGTGCCTCCGTAATTAGCACCACCTATTCCTAATGCACCTGCGTTATTTATTCGTAATTTTTCAGATACAGAACCACCATCAACTTTGGTTTGGAATTTTATCACTCCACCATCAGTTAATTCACCTTCGGCATCTATTTCGGCGTGTTCGTGGTCGTTGGGAGTATCGTAAAAAACAATCTTGCTCGTTCCACCAGTATTCATTTGGAAATTCCCATCTAATTCTAAATCTTCTGTCGGAACTGGGACATTAATCCCCAGTCGGCTATTTACAGCATCAAAATATAGGAAATTATTAATGTTTTTAAGTTGTAAGATGTCGTTATTGTTCATATCAATATCGTTCGCACCAGCGTTATTACCTGTAGTTAATGTTGTGTCTAAATTTATTACAGATGGAAGCCCACTCGTTTTCCCTAATATAGCATTAATTTTTTGATTGAGAGTATAGTTTGAGATGCCTGACATTTTATATTATATAGATATAAAATATTTTATAATGATTATGGTTAAGTTTTTATAATGTAGTATAGAACTAAATAGGGTTGAAGAATATTAAATGCTGAACCACTGCCTCTATTTTGTATAGAAATTCCTGTGGTTGAAATACCAGTAGTTCCAAAAGTCCCCCCATTCCCAACACTCGCTCCCCCAACCGTCCAACTCGCTACACCAGTACCTCCTCCGCTACCAGCAGTCGCAATTGCTGAATGGAAATGACCAGAGTCATTTACGCCGTGATTATGCGAAGGCATCTGGGCAATAGTAAGAGTATGTGTTGCACTACCACCAGTATTCGTTCTTGCATAACTTCCTCCAACGCCCATCGGCACACGTTGGCTTAAATCTGGAAGGTTAAAGTTTGCTCCACTACCGCCAAAATCATATCCAATAACTGCAAATAGGTCTGGGTATGATGCAGTCCCAACAGAAGACCCATCGCATATTAACCATCCACTTGGAGCAACACTTCCTGCGTAAGACATTATTGCTCCAGAGGGGGTCGTTGGAATAGTAGGAGGATAAGCACCACCATTAATCGTAGTAAGGTCAATATTATTTACTTGTAAGATGTCGTTATTATTCATATCAATATCGTTAGAACCAGCATTATTACCAGTTGTTAATGTGGTGTCTAAATCTATTACAGATGGAAGCCCACTTGTTTTACCCAATATTGCGTTGATTTTTTGGTTGAGAATATAATTGGATATTCCTGACATTATCTATACATAATATATATAAAAAAATGGTTGGCGGATGGACACCTGAAGTTTTAGAACTTTTAGAGAAATTAAGGATAAATTGCATAAATTTACACCACTATCATCGTAAGTCATTTTTCTACTACAAATCGTATTCCAAGTATTTCCGTATCCCAGTCTTAATAATGAGTTCTCTAAATGCTACTGCTTCAGTTGGATTACAGAAATTTATTGCTCAAAAATGGATTTCATTAACGACCTGTATAATAGGAATGTTAATAGGAACAATTACTGCCGTAGAAATGTATCTAAATATTACGGCAAATATGGATTTAGAAATGAAACAAGCCAAAGAATATTATAACCTTGCGATTGATATTTATCGTATAACCAGACTACCGCAATCTCAAAGAGGAGAAGATGGAAACGCCTATCTATCCAAAAAGTACAGCCTGTATCACAAGTTGAAAGAATCCTCAAACCTATTACACCACAAGATGAAAGTGGATACATTAGGAATGATTCCGAACCACACAAAAAACCCAGATGGAAGTGATGGAACCACAACACCAGAAAAGCCAGATAGTCAAGATGGTATTCAGATGAGTCAATTATTTGGAATAGGTCATAATCAAAGCGAACGATTCTATAATATTTCTCTTAAAAATCCAGATGATTTAGAGAATTTGGTTAATGTCAGTTAAATATAATCTATTCGTAATATATATAATGGATTTCTTCTCGGCTGTAAAAAAAATGATGCAATTTTTCTTAATTAAATTAATGGAAAGATTCTATCCTAATTACGTACCTACAAAACCTACACTACAAAGACAAACAAATGTTCCTGTTGAACAAACTACCAAACCAGATGGATACAAGAATATACACACAAGTCAATATCAAGATGAAGCCGAACGAATGGCTTACGTTAGAAGAGCAAGAACTACTGGTTTATAAATAGTTGTCGTAAGCAAACACATCTCTCAACCAGTGAAGGTCTGTAATGGGATTATCAACCTCATCTCTCATCATAATACAACTCCCAGTGAATTTGCTTGTAAAATCTGGATGCGTTCTCAATTTATCTCTTAATTCAGGACGAACAAGAGTTTTGAACAAGACCTCATTAAAGCGATTGTCTCTCTCATCTACGATTGTAAATAACTTACCTTTTGGAACGTATGCGTGATTTACGCTTTGCGGCAAGGGTCCGAATATTTTTATCATTTTTTCATCAATAGTCAAACCAGAATATTTCGGATTCTTGGGATTCTCAAACCAACTCAAGTGCCTTTTTATTACGTGATTTTTGTCAGGATTAAAATATAATACTTGGATTTTTTTTGTGTGTTTCGCTCTGTATGACACACAAACCCAATCGTGCTTACGCATCTTTTCAGTCAATTTCTCCATCAAGAATATATAAGTGCCTGTCGCCGCTCCTAATTTTTTCATCACCCTGTAATAGTACAAGTTCATTTGTGTCTGATTGTTCAACTCCCATTTCTGTTCCGTAATAAAGTCCCTTACAACGCTATTCTTCAAAGAGTCGGCTATTTTTGAGATAACCTTCAGTTTCGCAGCCGTCATTGACTTGCGTACAGCACTATAATTCTGCAAATGTTCTTTGGTTAGTGGGTGGTGCTTTCTGTTTAGAACATTCGCTCTCCCTTCAATATACATTTCTGCTATCACGATTTCATTTTCCAAGTCGTTGCGTCTGTTGTTGTTCATCTTGTTGTTCATCTTGTTATTGTTCTTTACTGCCTTGTTGAGACTATAATTATTTTCTTATCAATTTTTTAAAGTTGCAGTAATCAATTTTTCGTCAGAAGTTTTCAATTTTGTGTTTTACCTATTTTGAACCCAGTATTATTATCGTAATTTGTATCTATAGTTTGTATATAGAAACAAATCAATTTTTTATTTCAATTTTTTTTTATTGTTGTATCAAGGGTTAATACGAAAAAAAAGGGAACCCCCCTATTTAAATCTTAAACAAATCTTAAACAAATCAAGTGTGTATATAATTTTTACATTTTACGAAAGTCTCTGATTGTCTTCCAGTCCTCTCCTCCATACTCATAAAAGTATTTATCTGTTCCGTATATTTTCCAACCCAAAGAGCCGAATACTAAATCACCCCCATTATCTGATATTTCCAATAGACAATTCTGAAAGCACTTACCAAAGGCTGGTTTTTCACTAATTTTACGAGACAGGTTTGCAAATTCTGATATTTGCTCTTCAAACGGCTTTTCTCCAATAGACTTATCTAATGCTTTCTTGAACATTCCAATCATAATTTTCTGTGTGATTTCTGGAGCAGGTAAATGTGATGACTCTTTCCAATCACACTTATTAAAAGCACAGATGTCTTTATATTCATCAAAGAAAGGGTCTATAATCTGACCATCTCTTACTACCCAAAAGTGTCCATCAACAACTGGAAAGATACTATTGTTGCCCATCTTATTATATAATATACTAATGTTATCTCTTTATATAGAAAAATAAATCAATTTTTTTTTCAATTTTTTATTATTGTTGTATCAAGGGTTAATACGAAAAAAAAGGGAACCCCCCTATTTAAGTGTTAATAAAATCTATTCTACTTATCTACTTCTCCTCGTCTTGCTCCTCGTCATCGTCCTCCTCCTCATAACAATTTTCGCAAAGATAAAATCCAGTATCATCATCATAATCATACTTATCTTGTGAAATATTTATTTTTGTTTTACACTCCTCGCAAGTAATTTCCTCCTCCTCCTCTCTTCCCCAACCAAGATAATTATTTAAAATGTAATCATACGCATATCTATTCACCATCTCTTCCAGAGTATCAATTTCGGCTGAATCAAATTCTTGCAATCTTTCTTCCGCCATTTTAATTACAAAGAGTATCATATCTGACAACATCTCCGCATTAAACTTAATACCCTTGCATCGTTCCAAGTAGAAGTTTGTAGCCATTCCAAGCCCAAAGTCATCCTCAAAGAATTCTTGAAGGAACTCCTCCTCGTCAAGGATACGACCTTCTTTCTCCAAAGTTTTTTCTTGTATCATTACCTCATACCAGTAATGCCTCTCAATTTCATCATTCAGACTCATCATTGCGGTGTCAAAGTTAAAGTTCATCATTTTATTTACTTATGATTTATTAGATACTCCATTCTATTAAATAAAAAAGCAAATCAATTTTTTTTTGTCGTTTTTTTTTATTGCTGTATCAAGGGTTAATACGAAAAAAAAGGGAACCCCCTATTTAAGTGTTAATAAAATCAAGTG